GTCACAAAACCGCCGCAAATACGGGGCTTTGGACGAAGACGCGCAAAGGCGCGACCGATGCAAATCGGGTGCGTTGTGGTACAATTCGCAGCACACGGGGTTATCTCCGTGAGGCTGTGAATCGGGCATGCACAGAATCACTCCGGTAGGAGTAGCGCAGGAGCGCTTGAAGATTCATGGGCCAAGCCACAGAATCACTGCCTGTGTTGTGTGGAAAGAACCCTTTGCCTTGGTCGGGAGTGGGTTCTTTTTTTTTGCCCGCGGTTTTCATCCTCGGACATTTCTAAATTTCGCCGCCTGTATACCACAGGGTCAGGCTTCTCCTAAAGTACTTTCCTCCTCGGACATTCTTTTGCCGAACGGTCTACAGGCCGCGTGATCGCTTGCGTAAGCAGCCCAAAAGCTCGGTATACAGGGCTCGGGAAACCCCTCGCACGCCCGTCCGCCCGCCTTCTACCTGGGCCAACTTGGTGTTGCGCATCCGCTTGGCCGCATCGGCCAGCAGGCCGTATTTCTCGATCTTGCGATGGATGCGCTTGGCGCGGGCGATGGATGCTCGCAGCTCCCTGGCCGGGTACGGCTGATCAAGCCACCCGAACGGCAGCTGCATCAGCTCCTCGATGTTGCGGGCCGCGCGATCGCTCAACCCCTTATCGGTGACCATGGCACGGTGCATACGCTGGGTATAGGCGGCCAGCTCCAGGCCTTCCAGCTCTCCGGCCATGAACAAGCGGTTGCCCTCGCCGCGGATGTCGATCAGCAACGTCAGGGTCAGGCGCCGAGCTGCCTTGCCGGCCTCATAAGCTTCTTCGCCGGTCTTCGCGCCGAGGTATGCGTGACAGCTAAACATGCAGTGGGAGTGCCTTATTCAAATCGTGATGTCTGGATAATATCCCCAAATATTACGCAAACACAGGAAAACCGCTCTCAAACGCTTCCGCCTATCTTTTCCCGGTGGCAATATGCCTGGAATATGTCCGAGGACACTTTTCTAGAACCATCCTCGTACATTTCCTCTCTCCCGCCCTCAAGGAAAAGCCATGTTTTTCAAGAATCTGCTGCCCTACCGTCTCACCCAGACGCCCGACCTGAGCGCCGAGACCCTGGAACAAGCGCTGGCCAGTAAGCCGGCGCGCGCCTGTGCCAGCCAGGAGCTGAGCACCTATGGTTTCGTGGCGCCGTTCGGCAAAGGGGATGACGCGCCCCTGGTGCACGTCAGCGGTGAGTTCCTGCTGATCGCCGCACGCAAGGAAGAGCGCATCTTGCCGGGCAGCGTGGTGACCGATGCCGTCAAGGAGAAGGTCGAGGAGATCGAAACCGAGCAGATGCGCAAGGTGTACAAGAAGGAGCGCGACCAGATCAAAGACGAGATCATTCAGGCTTTCCTGCCGCGCGCCTTCGTGCGCCGCTCGACCATCTTCGCCGCGCTCGCGCCGCGCCTGGGCCTGATCCTGGTGAACTCGGCCAGCCCGACCCGGGCTGAAGACTTGTTGTCGACCCTGCGCGAAGTGCTGGGCTCCCTGCCCGTCCGCCCGGTTACCGTGAAGATCGCCCCCACCGCCACCCTGACTGATTGGGTCAAGTCGCAGCAGGCCGCCCAAGATTTCTATGTCCTGGACGAATGCGAACTGAGCGACACAGCCGAGGATGGCGGTACCGTCCGCTGCAAGCGCCAGGACCTGACCAGCGAAGAGATCCGCATGCACCTGAGCACCGGCAAGGTGGTCACCCAGCTGGCGCTGGCCTGGCAGGACAAGCTGTCGTTTGTGCTCGATGACAAGATGGTGATCAAGCGCGTGCGTTTCGAGGATCTGCTGCAGGAGCAGGCCGAGCAGGATGGCGGCGAGGATGCGGCCCAGCAGTTCGACGCCAGTTTTCTGCTGATGATGATGACTTTCGGCGAGTTTCTGCCGGCGCTGTTCGAGGCGCTGGGCGGCGAGGATGTGCCCCAGGGCGTGTAGGCCGGGCACAAAAAAGCCGCGCAACCTTTCGGCGCGCGGCTTCTTCCCCAACCCCAAGACATTTCAGCCAGAAACACTAAAGGCGGGGCGTTGATTATCAAGCGCTTACCTCCGATAAGCAAGGAATCACCCGATGAAAATCATCTTCGACGGCGCGCATGTCCAGTACGAGGGCGCCAAGGGACAGCCCCACGGCAAGTACCGGGCTCCCCTCCCCCGAAAGCGCGTTCATTGGACAGGTCAGATCCAGTTGAGGGACGGCGCCGGCAATGCTGTCGAAACGACCTGGAGCACCCCAAAAAATCAGCGGATGGATTACGTCGAGGTGCGAACCGCGGTGTTCGCCATCGTGGAGGAGCTGCAGCGCCAGTTCATCGAGGAATACCAGCTGGGCCCGGACTCGGTGCATTTCACCCTGGTGAGCCGCTGATGCGCGCACCAGTGCAGATGCAAGCGCGCGACTTCACCCTCCAGCAGTTGATCCTGCCGGCCGAGATCGGCGCCAAGGTCCAGGCCGGCCAGGCGCGCCTGGTGGTGGTGCCGCTCCAGGAGCAGCCGACGTTCGATCGCATCGCCCTGGAAGAGCTGGGCCTGAGTGAAACCAATGGCCAGGCCCTGGTAACGGCGGTGCGCCAGGCCTTCCGCGACGGGGTCATCGACTCGAGTATTTGCCCGATCGCGCCCGGCGGCGCCTTCGACCTGCTGCAGCTGAGCCCATCGCTCAAGCCAGTCCGCTTCGGTACCGGCATCGTGCTGCGCATCATCATCACCCGCCTGGACCTGCTGACCGCCCGGCAGTGGCGCGCCAGCGGCCACCAGTCGCAGGCCGGGCTGCTGGAATATTGGACGCAGTTCACACCCGCCTCACCTACCACCCCGGCGCCCTGGTGCTGGTTGATCCATTTCGACTTGAAGGGCTGACTGTATGTACTCTATTTCACTGTTTGTCACAGCGCTGTGCATGGTATTCATCTATCGTGCACAGCACCCGTCGGTCGTAATCGTCCGATCGGGGCTTAATCCCCAGAACCCCGAGGTATTGCGCCAGCCGGTGATGCGCTTCGCTGCGCGTGTCCGGTTGATGGTCGGCGCGCTGATCATGGTGCTGGTGGTGACGGGCAGCTACAAGCTGCCCATTGAGATCGGCCAAGTGATTACAGCCGCTCAAGAACGCCAGTCCCAGCTGGCGCAGGCAAGACTGTCGTACCGTTTACAGGCTGAAAAGCGTCACACAGACGAAATGATCGAGGCTTTGGGCGGGGCGGATGGCTACTTGGCCTACCTTTCCGCACAGAAAGAACGGGCATTTCTACAAAAATAAATACCGCTCGTCGGGAAAACGACTTCACACCGGAACCTTTACACGCCACACTCTACAAACACGCATCGGCACGTTGTGGGGCAGTGTGTGGGTTTCGAGTTGCACGAAGGGTCCGAAAGCCCCGTAGTGTGTGGGACGGATCCAAAAAGGCCGGGGATATTATATCCCCGGTACAAATGGCACAATTTGAGCCGCTGTGGGGGCCTACCACCCTCACATTTTAAAATCTGACGTCTAAATCTGTAGCAAATCGGAATACCCACATGACACGGAACGCCCCAACTAACGTCGCAACACACCTACGCATAAAGGCAGAAAACCATGTCCCTAAGTCAATCGGCGATTGCCAAGATCAGCCAGCCGGGTCGGTACCAGGATAGGAACGGCCTGCTTCTAAACGTCAGCAAAACGCTTAGCAAAAACTGGATCTATCGGTACAAGCTCAATGGTGTTCGTCACGACAAGGGGCTTGGTTCGTTTCCTGAGGTTTCTCTTCAGGAAGCACGTAAGCGATTGGCCGAGCTAAAGGCACTAGTTGCTCGCGGCATAGATCCGCTCGACAAAAAGCAAATGGCTGCGCTTGAAGTAGTTACTTTCGAGCAAGCTGCTCGCGACTTCATTGAACGTTACCGTGCTGCATGGTCTCAAACTCATGCGGCTCAGTGGGTAAGCTCGATGGAGAATCATGTTTATTCTGTTATTGGCAATAAACCAGTAAATAAAATAGAAACTGATGACATTTTATTGGTATTAGAGCCTATTTGGCGCACCATCCCCGAAACTGCCAGACGCATCCGCAACCGTATCGAGCAAGTGCTTGATGCGGAAAAAACGCTTGGTCATCGTGACGGGCCCAACCCGGCGCGCTGGCGCGGCCACCTGCAGAACCTGCTCGACCGAGGCTACCCGGTACCCGTGCCGCTTGAGTCACTTGATTACCGTCAATTGCCAGCCTTTTGGCAAAAATTGGATAGTGAAGAAGGCCGTGCTGCCAGATGCCTACAGTTTCTAATATTAACTGGCACCCGAACTAACGAAGCGATGTCTGCTCGTTGGGATGAAATCGATTTCGAGCGCATGACCTGGACTATTCCAGCTGAGCGCATGAAAAATAGAGAGAAGCACGTAGTTCCGCTTAGTGAAGAAGCCATGCAAGTCCTTAAAGAAACAGGCACCCGCGGCAATAGTTTCTTAATATTCCCTGGTCGGAATATGGATAAATTGATGGCTGACAATTCACTGCGCCGACTGCTCAAGAAAATGGACATGGCGTGCACGCCGCACGGCTTCCGCGCCACCTTCCGTACCTGGGCACAAGAGCAAACTAAGCACGAATCTGAAGTGTGCGAAGCCGCCTTGTCTCACGAAGTGGGCGGCCCCGTAGCCAAGCGCTACATGCGTGGAACCCAGCTAGAGAAGCGCCGTCTGCTGATGGATGATTGGGGGCAATTTGCAGCAACGCCATCGCGCATGCAGCCTCAGTCTGTAATGAGCAAATTTTCTCGCGTGCGCAAGCACGGCGGCAGAAGCGCCGCCAGCTTCTCGGCGTAACTTTTCGCCGCCTCCAGATCGGCCACCAGCAACTTGGCCGACTCTACCGGCATGTAGGGCCCGGTTCTCGCCTGATATTCAGGCGAGTCCGGGACCTCGGCCGGGTCAATACAGCGCTGGGGGACTAGTTTCTCCACTACATCGATGCGGGGCTCTGGCTCTGGCTCTCGCACTTTCCCCACGCATCCGGCCAGCGCCAGTAGCGCTAACGCCATCGATAGTCGTTGAATAGCCTTCACTCGGCCTCCCAATACTTGCGCAGCACCTCGTCGGTGCTGGTGGTGATCGCCTTGGCCGCGTCAACGCGGGCCTGGCCCTTGCCGGCATTGTCTTCTGACAGCTTCTGCAGGCGGGCTTTTTCCGCCTCATCGGCCTTGCTGGCGGCCTCAAACGCCTGAATTTTCAAGTTAGATTCGGTCAGCGCGTCTTTCAGTTGCTTCGCATTGTCGCGAGCAACGCCAAGATCGTTGGTGATTTTGGTGATTTGTGTGCCCTTCGAGGCGGCGCCAGCCTCATAGGCTTCATTGAGCGAGAAGCCAAAGGCCAGCGCCCCGAGGGCGCCCCAAAGCAGAACATCCTGAAGGCTCACAAAAGCACCTCTTGCTCGCTCAAACACATCTTGTTTTCTGCCTCGCGGCGGATCTTGATGCCCGGCATCCACTTTGGGTTGACCCAGTCTAGGATCGACTTACAGGCGGCCCGGCGATCGCCAGCGCGCAGGTGCTGCACAATCCGACTCACACGGTCGGCTGATTTCTGGGCAAAAAGCCCGTCCTTGACGCCATAACGGCCATCGCCCACGTTGTCGTAGATTGAAACGTAGGCTTTCTGTTCGCCGTAGGTAAGCTGGCTGAAGGTGATGACGCCGCCGGGAGTTTTGATGGGGCCAATGCGCTTGTCCAGGTGATCGATGCTCGCCTGGGTGCGCGTCAGCAGCTGGTCACTGCAACCATCAAGGTCCCGCGGCGCCTGGCCAAACTTCACATCCTTGCCGGTCTGCCCAAAGCAGGTAGTTGGAATGCCCAGGCCATCGTCATAGACGACCAGGCTGATTCCCTCCTTGACCGACGCTCCCAGGGCGATCGCCAGCACCAGAACGCTGACGCCCTTTTTGCTGGCCACCCGGCGAATCGACGCTTCAGCTTCCCGCTGTGTCGGCTTCTTGCTCGCCATCTTCCACCTCCTCGCTCACTTTTTTGTTGATGAAGTGAATGCCCAGGTTCGCCGCCTTCAGCGCGCCGGTTATTGCGCCGTACAGCGCCGGCGGCAGCTGACCATCCATGTACGCCCACGCCACCACCAGGCCATCCAGGCCAAAGCCCAGGAAGATCAACCAGGTGTTGTAGGGTTTGAGCCGCTGGGCCCAGGACTTGACCTGCTTAGCGCCCACCCTTTGCCCCTCGATCAGTACGCTCCAGCTGCTCTACACGCATATCCAGGCGCAGAAAGTTGGCTTTCAACTGCTCTACGTCGGTCTTTTGCGAGGCAAGGCCGTTGGTGTTGAGGTTCAGCTGCTGCTGCATCAGCGCCATGTCCTTGTTGAAGGTGGCCAGTGAATTGATGATGCTGTTGAGCTTGTCGCCCACGCTGTTGGCGGCACCCAGGATGATTGCCACCGCCAAGGCCTGCATGACCCCCATCAGCCACTTGGCAGCGGGGTGATCGATCAGTTTTTTCGCTTCCGCAGCCATCTTGGCGCCCCGAGAATTCATATTCGATGGCGCCATTTTCAATGAGCTGTAACCCCCGAAATCCGTGGGGTTTGCGCCCTCAGCCGCGCTTGCGGGCGATTTCGGCTGTCAGCTGGGAGAGGTTGCCGATCGACTTGATGATGGCGTCGAGGCGCTGGAACTCAGCAGAGCGTGCCTTTGCCTCGTTTTCCCGGGTTTGGCGCCAGTTCTCGAAGGGTTTGCTATCGAACAGCATCCTAATACGCGAGTAAGTGAGCTTGCCGCACTGGACCAGGTCCTGACCGAAGTAGAGAGCCAGCTCGGCGCGTACGTTGTTATAGGACTCCCATAATTTCACGCGCTCGCTTGCTGATTGCGGAACGGGAAGGAAATCGGGCCGGCGCAAGCACCGGCACCCCCTCTGGCGGCTCGCTGACCTGGGCGGCGAGTACCCCGTGGGCGTTTGTAATGGCGTAGACCATGTGCGCCCCGCGCTGCGCAGCCAGCTGGTAGGCATCAAACAGCTCGACAAAGTCGCTATCACCTAAGCTGCCAACGTCCTTTATCCGATCCACCAGGAGCGCTTCGTACTGGTTGTCGTCCTGATACTGCAGTGGCTCCTCATCAGCACCTCGCACACAGGCAGCAATGCAGGCTTTCCACCAGCTGTAAGAGGTATTGGAGTAGTTCCCGCCCACCAACAGCGTTTCGATGATCTCCGCTTGATACCCGTGCAGCGGCGAGTAGATCAACGCCCGGCCAGCGCACTCAAAGGGCACGTCTGCCACGTAATCGGACGCGTCCAGCAGGTAGTCACTGAATTTGCCCTCTCCGATCGGAAAATCGGGACCGTCTTCGCGCGTTGCGCTCATGTATGAGGCGATCACAAACATCCGCTCGTTTACCGACCACATTCGCGGATCCGCAACGGCGCCGGGGCGCTCAATCGGATCGATGATGCCGCGCAGCACCTCGGTGGCGGTGCGCTGCTCGAACTGCGATGGCACTTCCAGGGCTTTCTCAATGCCGTCCATGTTCGGCTCATGGAGCTTGACCGAAATGCGCAGCGTATTGATCGGGGGAATGTATTTCATAGGCTACCGAGAGAGTCGAATTCGATAAAAGTGAGGTTCAGGGCCGTGAAATCGTCGGTGCTACGCTGCAGGTTGACCTCGCAGCTGCCCGGTACCATGACCCAGCTTTTGCTGTAGCCGCGCCCTTCTATGACGGCGCCATGGGTGATGGTGATGGTGTTGCAGTACTCCGTCGGCAGACCGAACGTACCATCAGGCCGGGCGACAGTGGCACGCAGCTGGTCAAACCACTGCTTAATCTCGCCGTCCACGTCGTAGGTCACCAGGCGCAGCTCCGTGGCCTCGGCTCCGGTACCCGATTGGGTGAAGCCGGAACCGATCTTGACCGACTCCCAGCCCAGCTGCATCGAGTTGTAGGACGCCTCGGTGGCCAGCAGGTTGACCCGTGGGGCATTGATTTTTCCGGTCGGCGCCACATCGACATGCCAGAGGTTGGTCCGCTCGCGCTGAATGCTGCTGGCCTCCTCGAACATCTGGATTTGCTGTGTCCAGGACAGGCCGGCCAAGATGACGTTTCCGCCCGCCGAAAAGCGGTTGGTGCGCCCGTAGACTGCATCAAGCAGTTTGTTTGCACTGCCAGATAGGTTGCCATTGAGCAAATCGCGAGCGGCCGACGTGTACTTCAGTGCCTTATTGCTCAATCCAACCTTGGGGATGATCTTGTCGGCGGCCTGGTAGGCCATTCGCTCGAAGATATTGGCCATCAGATGGACCTCACCTCAAAGCTGAAGCATTTGCTGGGCAGCGTCAGCATGTACTGCTCGATCGCCGCATCACACTCGGCAGCGGACTTGCCGAACGGATCGGCGCCCTGGGCCCGGGATGCCTCGAACGCAGTGGCATTCTCTTTGTCGTTTTTCAGGTACCACAAGGGCTGGATCACCACCAGCTCGCTAGCCGTCAGATCAAAGTCCTGATCGTCCGTGGCACTGGCCTGCTCATCTATCGCCGTGTGAAAGTCTTGGCCAGGCTGCGCATTGGTGAGGCGTCGGTATCCGCAATAGGCGCGGACAGATTCGCGCAGATTGCGGGTCACCTGATCTTCATCCAGCGCGCAGCCAATTGGCAGCACGGCGAAATACTGGGCTACTAATTGGCTGATTTTCATGGCGATTATTGGTTGCCGAACCAGTGGTAGTGCAGAGTGCCCGAGATCATCAACGGGGAAGTGTCGTTCTCCCAGTCACGATCAGGGGTGTCGCAGACCAGAATGGCCTTCTTGATCTCGTGCTTCATCTTGAAGTCATCTGGCCGGCCGGCGTACACCGTTGCGTTGAACTCGCCACCCTGCTCGATCAGGTTCTTGAGGAACAAGTCGGCGTGATTGTTGACGGTTTCGTAGATGGTGAACGGGCCTTCTTGCTTGGTCTTGCTCTGCTGCGGCTGGACCATCTTCTGGCCGACCGGGCCGAAGTACTCGATTACGTCGGTGGCAGTGGCAACCGGCCAGGGGAACTGCTTGAACAGCAGAACCATGTCCTCATAGCCTTCGATCACCACGGTGGCGTCGGACTGGACAGCCTTGGCGCCCATGTCGTTGGTGTTTTGAAACGTGCGGCTCAATACCGCAAGCTTGGAAACGGTCATTCAATAACCCTCGGTGTGCTGAATAAACGAGGGCCATTGTCAGACGTAGAAAACCCCCGTTTGTCCGGGGGTTTGCACGCTATCTACGGCTGAACCAGCGCTTGATATCGGCCCGATCAAGGGCCGTCAGCGTGGCGAAAGAGATCTGCACCGGGAGGTCAATAAAATTGCCATTGGCATCCTTGGGCGCATCCAGGGGATAGTCCAGGCTCTCAATCACCACTGGCGCGTAGGTACTGCCGCCGTAGGTCAGCCCCAGCAACTTGGGAGCAATGGATGGGAACAAGGCCTTGATGAACGAATCCACGTCCTTGGTCGTCTGCAGCACCTCGGACAGAATGCCGTCCTCAGCGAGCATCTGGGGAAAGATCCACTCTGACAGCCTAGCCAGTGGCGCCATCACCTCTTTCTGCGCATCGGCCAGGGCCCGGAACCGTATGGTGGCGTTGAACTTCACCGGCGGCATGCCAGAAAACACCTGCCGACTGTTGAGCTTGGTGATACCGGTGCGCCCCTCCAGGTCGCGCATCACCGTTTTCAGCTTGTCAGAGCTGGCATTGAGCGCATCGGAGATTGCGCCATCCTTGAACGGGCTGATGGCCTGCAGGGCGTTAAGCACTGGGACCAGCGATCCCGACTGCAGCATGCCGGCCAAGGCCGGAGCCTTCGTCTCGGGCCCAGTATTCTCGAATGGCGATTGCCAGTTCTGCTGGATCGACACGGCGCCTTCAGTCATTGCGCCATAGACCCCGGCGAACTCCGTCATGTCGGCAACCCCTTTGGAGTCGCACACGAACACCCGCGCCAGCAGTAGCGGCGAGAGATTGCCCCAGTCGCTGCCAAGGTCACTGCCCAATTGTTTCGAGCCAACCAGGCCGCCTATGCTGCCAAAAACAGAGCCGATGGTGCGTTCGGCGCCATCTCCACCCAGCAGGGTTTCGATTTTGCCCTGAACCTGCCCCGCTACACCGGAAATCGTCTGCTTGCCGGTGAACAGGTCCTGCACGGTACCTGTAACGGTTCGCACACCGCTCTCGATCGCCTTACGGTTCTCGGAGCCGCCAACAATGTTGTCCAGTGCATCGGTACCCACCGCGATGGCGCCGGTGACTGCACCTTCACCGGCTCTCCCTACAGTCCTTGCGGCTGACCCTAGCACCTTGTTGGACGTACTGCCGGCCGCAGTGCCGGTGACGCCTTTGACGGCACCAGCGACCGTTTTGCCAAGCCCGTCGACGCTAAAATCAGCCATGGGTTAGGCGATCAGCTTGCGGCGCAGGCGCATCGAGCGCGCGCGCTTCATTTTGGCGGTACCGGAGAAAGCCTTGCGCTGCATCTTCTTCACAGCAACCTTCTGCGCCGCGGTGAGGCGCACAGTGCCGGAGATACGCTTATTGATGCGCACTTTCTTGCCCTTGCGGATGGCCATCACCTTGCGGTAGGCGGCATCAAGCATGGCCTCTTCGCTGTCGCCCATGACGAACTTTTCAGTGTCGTCCAGCATGGCGTCGTCGCCCTGGGGCATGTGGTCCAGGAGCGCGTCATGGATGCGGGCGGCCAGGTCGTTGTCCTCAAGGTCACCACCGAGCAGGGCGTCAATATCGTCGCTCGGGATCCCCTTGCCTTCCAGGAAGTCACCCACCAGCTCGGCGATCACCGCGGCATAGTCGGCCTGGTCGTCGGTCAGGTCTTCGTCGCCACCGCCGGCTGCACCGATGATCAGCGCGTACAAGCGATCGGCGTAACCTTCGCCGGATTCAAGCTCAGACTCGGCCCACTCCCGTACAACGCTGGCAGCGTCGAGGCGCATTTCCTCGGTGATGGCAAAATCGTGGTCTTCAGCACTGTCCAGCAGGTTGTTCTGGTCGTCCACATTGGGAAGTTTTGGATTGCCGTGCTCATCGACGTTGTCAAGCAACGACTCCGGCCGCGCTGGGGCAGCGGCGGCGAATGCCACCGCCGCTGCCAAGCTGCTTGCCAATACGCCGCGATACAGATGATTGTTCATTGCGTTCCCCTTAGGTACGGACGATGGATTGCTGCATGACGGTGACTCGGTTGGTGCCGTCGTAGCAGACCCAGGTACTGATATCCATTTTCTCGAATGGCTGGTTGGCGTTGGCCTCGAACGTGGCCTTGTAGCAGGCGCCTTCCAGTTCGGCGCTCGGCTGCAGCCAGCCAGCCGACTGCAGCGACTCCAGGAAGGTGGAGCCGAATTTGGTCATTTCATCGATGGCCTTCGACATTGGTTTCTGCAGCTTTTCTTGGGCCGCCGATGCCATGGTGTCGTCCACATAAGTGGCCATTTCGGTGACGTTGATCAGCTTGCTGGCGCCCTCGGTCTGCGCACCGGTCAGCGAATCGGTCCAGGCGTATTTCGGGCCGCTCGGGTAATCCATGAAGATGCCCGGGTTAATGCGGCTTGCTGCCAGCAGCTCCAGCTCGTCGTTATCAGGCTCGTAGACTTGGGTCATGTTGGTGCGGTCGATCGCGTAATCACTGCCCGCGATCGGGAAGTTTCGCGGCGCGATGCCTTTGGCGTTGGTCTGGGCGTTCCGGGCGCAGCGATAGCCGATCTGCTGGCCGGAAGTGCCCATGATGGCTTTGCCACCAATAACAGGGTTGTTCGCGCTGATCGGCGACCAGTAGCACTGACTGTAGAGGCTGTTGGTGGCGCCGCCTACGGACTCATAGAAGGTCACAGCCGCTTGCGGGGTCAGCCGACCAGGGATATCCCAGACCACCTGCTTGTTGATGTCGCTACCCAGACCAAGCAAGCGGTTGATCAGCGCCACGTTCTCGGTACCGCCGCCGCCGATGTAGGTGAACGACGGGCGAGAGCGCTTCAGGCGGTTGATGGCCTTGTCGAGTTCGGCGGTGGTGTAGACGGTGTCGCCCTCGGTGAAGTACTTCAGATCCTTGGAGGCAAATACGTCCTTGTTATCCTTCTTGCCGTAGAACACGCTGTCGGTCGACACCTGGGCATTTTCTGCCACGTCTACGACTTCGAGCACGTCGGTAGACTGGGAAACGATATCGCCGATGAAGTAGCTCTGACCGAATTCGTCCATGGCGGCCGGGTCCAGCGACCCCTCGTAAGGGCCCAGGACGATTTCATTGGTGGCAACGTCGCGCAGCTGCAGGACGATTACGTTACTGGCGATGGCTACACCGGCATCGTCTTTGGCGGCGCGGGCATTGATTTCAGCGCGAACGCCTTCGGAGAAGCATTCCAGGTGCTTAATCGCGAGCAGATAACCGCCCGATGCACCTACGCTTTCATCAACCAACGACCACACGTCACCAGCGCTGGCGGTGCTGGTGGCCACCATCAGTTTGTTCACTGCGGTATCGCTCACCAGGCGCGATACTACGGCCTGAACGGTGCCTTTCTTCAAAGCTTCGGAAATGTGCACGTAGCACTCGCCAAGCTTGCTCACTGCGAGCGATTGCGGCGCACCCAAAATGCGGGCTTCCTTGCCGCGGCTGACTGCGAACGCCTTATCGATACGGCCGCGGGAGAATCGGCCGGTGATGGCCATGTTATGAGCAACGGTGCTGACGCTGGGCTGCTCGGATTGGTCGTTGATCGGGTTCAGCTGGACAGCCGAACGCTTACTCACCGAACGGGAAAATGGAATGGTCATTTAAACGGCCTCCTGGGCGTCAGAATCAGCCTGTGCAGCTGCTGCACGTGGGTTCTTGGACTTGGTTTTGCTGGCTGGCGCCAGCTCTGCGAACGGCACCGGTTTTTCGAGCGATTCATCAGTGGCGCGCTCAGCTAGCGTGGCCAGCTCGGCCAGGTCGACCACCAGGGCCCACGCCTGGTCAAAGCTGCGCACGCGGACCTGCGTCGGCTCGTTCGGCGGAATTACTCCAGTCACGCCCGACGAAGGAACCACTAGCGGGAAGGTGTGGCTGTGCTTGAGGGTGGCCTGGAAGGGGTATTGCTGGTCCTTGACCAGCGCCTCAGCCAGCGGGCGTGGGTTGGCGCCGGAGTTGCGGTCAATTTTCACTGTCATGTGTCACCTGTACGCCTGTGCTGTTGTCCCAACCGCCCAAGCGCGCATGGCTGGTCAGGTACTTTTCGAGGCGGGCATAGGAGTCCTCGTCAAGGATCCCGCGCTGCTCGGTGTAGGGCTCAAGCCGCAATCCCAGGACCGTCACCCGGCTTGGGGTGTTGTTCCTGAGGGTGATTTGCGCCGGGAAGCGCTCGATCTGCGGCAAGCTCCACACAGCAGAAGTTACAGGCGCCAAAGAGGCCTCTTCGGCGGTGGTTTGCGCGGTTTTACCGCCGTCGATCAGCGTCAGCAGCACCTCACCGATCCCGCCTGCCTGCAGGGCAACTCCAGCGACCTGAGCTAGCTCTTGAGGCTCGGCCAGAGAACCAGCGCTGCCACCAGCAGCAGGATCACCAGCGCCCAGGTCACCAGGACCTGGTCCCCCGTCATCAGTCCCGCCCGCATCAGCAGCTCGGCCACCATCGCCACCGCCAAGCTCAGCACCACCCGATTCGCTACCCAGCGCGCCGTCGCCAGAGGCTTGGCCACTTGCAGGAGCGTCAGCCCCAGAATCAGCTCCATCACCAGCAGCCGTGTTGCCCACCGCTCCAGCGGCACTCGCAGACGAATTCCCTGCATCGCCACCCCCTTTATTCACTTCACCACCCGATTTATCACCACCTGCAGCGGCCACGGCCGGCGTATCGCCGGTCGCACCAGGAGCCAAAGAAACCGGCGCCGAAGCGCCGTTTTCTGTGGTCTGGTCGGCCGCTGCATCGGTGGCTTTCACGGTTTTCGCCTTGGAAGCACCTTTCGCAGCCATGTGACCCCCTTAATTGCCGCCCAAGGCGTAGATGTTGGTGACCTTGATCAGCGCGCAGCCGATAGCCGACTGCAGATGCGGGTTGACCTCGGTCAGGGAGCGGGAGTAGAGCGCGGCACCGCTGACCAGGTCTTTGTTGATGGCCAGAGGGATCAGGGTCTGTGGTACGGCATCCGAGAACACGATCGGGTTGCGCGCGACCTGCGGGGAGCGGCCGATACACAGGATCTCGATCTCGTTTTCGCTTTCCTCGACCACATACGGGTCGTAGTAAACGTCGTATTTGCCCTTGTAGCGGCCCAGGCGATAGATACCAGGACGAGAGGCAATACCCGACGGCACGAAGTCGGTGCTGTCCATGGACAAGAACTGCGACATGCCAATGTCGCCCACGTACATCATTTCCAGACCGTACTCCATGGTCTGATTGGCGACTTCCTGATCCACCTTGGCGACGAAAGAACCGAAGTCGCGCCAGATCATCGCGCGGGTTTTCTCGACCAGCTGGCGATCGGCGTCGTAGTCGTATTCGCGGCTGGTGCGGCGCGCCATACCTTTGGCCTTGCGCAGCGCCATGATGTAGCGCTCGTTCGCAGACTGAGTGCGGGCGGCCTGCACAGCGATGGTCAGGCCATCGGCGCCCAGTTCGGCCTGGTGCTGGGTACGGCTATCCGGGGTCACGGACATCATCACGCGGCTGGCCGAGCAGAACAGGCTGTAGCTGACGGCGCGGGTGTTGATGGCCGGGATCAGGTCCGGCTTCTTCTCGAAGTCGATGAACGCCTGCACCTCGACCACCACGCCTGCTGGCAGTGCTGGGTTGAATGCCAGGGCACCCTCGCCGGTTTCGACGTTCACCTGGCCGGTGACCACATGGGTGTTGGTGCCGATGACAGACTGCCCAGAGAGCAACGAAACTGCGGTACCGCTGTCGGTCGACTGCTCACGACTGGCCGGGAAGCCGTCAATGAACACCGCGGTACGGCTGCGCAGCAGCGGCACGGCCTCGCCCTGGCCGCCGGTACGGGCGGTGACCTTGAAGGTACCGGTCAGGCGGTCGGTGGCGATGGTGGCTGCAACCATACGCTCGGAGCGGGTGTAGACCTGGCCTCCGGAGGTGCCGTCAAGAATGTCGCCGGCCTTGTAGGCGCCGAAATTCGAGCCGGCGATGGCGCTGATGATCGCCAGGCGGGATTCGTTGGACTTCAGGTCCGACGGCAGGTAGGCGCCGAACGGGATCGCCTCGGACAGGGCGCCAGTGATGGCCACCGCGATGCGGTTCGGTTGGTGAGCCAGGGTGGCCGACGCGTTGTTGTCGCTCACGGCGTCGAGGGTGTAGCCGTCAGGCAGCACGAGGGTGCTCTTGCCGTCGGCAACGTGCTCAGCCTGGGAGAGGGCCGCATCGATCATGTCGGCCGAAGGCTCGAAACCGTGCTCACGCTCGAAGGCTGCAACGCCGTCCAGCAGGCTCTGCACGGCCAGGGCCTTGTGCTCGTCTTTTTCGATCAGGCTCAGCACGCCAGCCAGGCGCGGCGGCAGGAGCTTGGTGGCGTCGGCGACGGCGTTTTTGATCACGTCGACCGACTGCGCGTTGGTGCTGTCGAGCATGTTGCCATTGCCGTCGCGGACGGCGCCGACCAGGGAGGCAACCTTGTATTCCGTGTCCTGCAGACCGGAATTCGGAGCGTAAATATGTTTGGACATACGTTACCTTCAATGCTGATGATGGGCTGCGCCCGTGTCGTTTCAGCAGTGATGGTAAAGACGTGAAAACCCCCATTTTTCAGGGGGTTTGCACGGTTTTCGCTACTTGCGAAGCACGATCAATCGCGCGTTTGCACTGGTTTGCGCCAGCAGCGCGTTGTCCTGGAACGTGCCGCCTTCCAGCGGCTCCACCTCGGCGCTGTGGGCATCAAGCCATTGCCGGAATGCCTCCGCCTGCTTGTCCTTCCCGAAGAACACGCCTTCACCGGCGATCGCCACCAGGGTGCCGCCGCTGGCCAGCATGTCGAACGCCCGCATGATGTGGGCAGCATCCCGCCGGTTGCTGAATGGCGGGTTCATCAGGATGGCCGGGTACTTCTCGTCAGGCGTGAAGCCGTCGAAGTCGTGGGCGACCACGCTGTAGCCCTTGGCGGTCAAGATGTCGCGCAGGCGATCGGCGATCTCGATCACGTCGACCACACCACCTTGAGCCTTGGCTGCATCGGCCAAGTTTCCGTTGCCGGCGCTCGGCTCCAGGACGCGCATGCCTTCCTTGATGTGCGCCAGGCGCGCCATGCGCTGGGCAACGTGCGCAGGCGTCGGGAAGAAGTCGATGCCGACGTTCTGGCCGACGATCGCCCGCTCTGCCACCTTCACCGGGTCTTCTTTGGCTTTCTCCACCTGGTGGGGAATCAACGCGCGCACCGCGGCTTCCAGGCTGGCCGCATCGGTCACCCCCATACGTGCCAGCCGATCAACCCGAGCGATCGACTCCATTGCATTGGCCAGGTCCCATTCACCTTTCACCTTCTTCAGCTCGGCATAAGCCTTGCGCGTGATGGCTATCGCTGAAGCGTCCAGGTAGTTGCGCTCAGGGCCGTTACCCAACTTCGCCAGCGCGGCGATCAGCCGGCTATTGCCCTTGGCGGATTGGGTGGCTAACGTCTTCGCCGCCTTGGAAAAAGCGGTATCCCAGGCAAAGGCCCGCGGCATCTTCAAGAACTTGATGTCGTTTTCTTCAAACGGCCGGCCGTCGCGCGCATATCTCGATCTCGCCTCCTGCTTCATGTCAGCGTCATAGGAAGCCATGCGCATGATGGAATTCAGCTCCTCCAGCTGCGCACGGCTGGACAACTTGGCCAGCACCCCGCCGGCGCCGATCTCGATCGCATCAGCCAGCCGGTTGAGGGTTTCGCCGACGGCCTTGTTGGCGGCCGCTTTCTCCAAGGCATAGCCGGCTTCTCGCGCCCGCTTGGCCGTGTTGGTCTTGCG